GTTCTGTAATGTATCTACTTTTACAATACCAACCATTATGCAAGGTCTCCGTGTACATTTAAGGTAAAGTACCCATCTTGTGCAGTTCCGTTTACATAAACTCCTACAGTAGTAAAAGAACTAGATGTATAGGCAGAAGACGCACTAAAACGAGCATATATGGAATCAGCACCAAGTGCTGAGTAATGAATATTGCTAACAGAACTGTACTCTGTGCTGGACATACTATTAGTAAGGGATGTTGAAATAAATCCCGCACCCGTATCACTAATACTGCTTATGTTAAATGTATCACCAGCAGTGTTTGCAGCAATTTTATCACCTCTTTGGTCAAATGAACCAAACGCCTTCGCCAACCCCTGTTGCAGTTGCATCGTAGCAGAGCCACCTTCACTGGTAACAGTAATATTACCTGCGGCGGTCTTACCAGCTAATTCATCTACAAGTATCTTACTAGACAACGGTTAGCACTCCATCAACAGTAATCGTTGCAGAAATAGTTATAGGCCCAAACGCACCAGCGTTCTCCGTTGACGAAACAGTCAGCGCGGTATCAATGCTTGTAGCGTTGGTACGAAAAGGATTGGTAGTTGTGCTAGCCAACATATCCTCGTTCTTAATACCACCGTTCTTGAACTGGTTTGTGTCAATGGTAGATAAAGCCATTAGCTAATCTCCAGGATACTCATTGTTACATCAGCGGCAGATGTCTGTGATGCTGTAACCTTCAATACATCTGATGCGTTCATCACAATCTTCTGGTCGCCACCAACAGCCACCAAAGCAGAACCAACAGGAACGATTGCATCCTTCACGAGATACACATTGTCGCCATCATTGTTCTCTAGCTGAACGTCCACGGTAATGGAAACAGATAGAATGTTTGCCACATTCAAGCCGATGATTGTTGTTTCTGTAGCGGCAGGGCAGGTGTATATGGTAGCGGCACTCGTCCCTACTGCTGTGTCTGTAACTGTCTTAAACGAGTTCGCCATGTCACTATCCTAATGCTATCGCAAATGCTAAAGCCTGCGGGTCTTGCTCTGTAAAGTTTACAGCCGTACCGCTGGCATCATTATAAATCATTTTTTCAGCAGGCATTGTACAGAATATTGTACGAGTTCCCGCCGTCCAGTTTATCTTCTCATCACCTATTGTAAGCGCAGTGTCATCCGCTAACGTAACGGCGGTGTCTAACACAATACTTGTCTGGCTGTTTACAGTAGCTATTGTGACTACTCCTGTAATACCAGTGCCTCTGACGCGCTGACCCACTGTCAACGTCCCGCCCTGTACATTATCCACAGTCACTGAGGTAGAAGCAGACACCGCACCATCTACATCGGCGGTAATCTTTGTGCTGCTGCTCTCAAATATCGTGTCTCTGGATAAGGTCGTGCCAGACAAGGTATATGTGCCTAAACCAACCTCAAAGTCCGTACCGTCAGAACATGCGTAATAGGTGGTGTTGCCATCACCTATTGTTGAAAACGCATCAAACGAAGTACCAATAGCACCAGCCAGTGTATATGTGCCCGTGCCCGTGGTAGTGCTTGTTTCTTTAATACGGTCTTTGATAACCAGTGCCATTACTTCAACTCAACACTCAAGTTAGTTGCGTTAATACGGAAGATATCACCCGTAGCGATTGTCTTGCTTGCATCCAGCGCACCAATGAACAGGATGTTAGACCCGTCAAAAGTTAGCTTGGTATCGTCTGCAATAGTTACAGCAGTGTCCAGAACAATCGCGTTCTGTGAGGTTACTGTGGCTACACGAACAATCCCTGATGCGCCTGTGTTAAGAACCACATCACCCACAGCAATCGTCCCAACATTACCGTCAAGAGCTACGCTTGTAGAAGAAGTAACCGCACCGTTTACATCGGCTGTTGCAATGTTTGCGTCAGCAATGAAAGCGTGGGTCACAGTGTAGCTAGCAATACCACTTGATGCAGAATACTCGATGTTATTGTCGTTCTTAATTAACTGCTGGTCAGAAATCACTGTGTCAGAAATGCTGTGTGACGCGGCAGTTGTGCTTGACGTACCACGAGTACAACCTGTCAAAGTGTTTGTGCCATCAAATGTCAGAGCAGTGTCATCAGCCAGTGTGACAGCAGTATCCAGCACAAGTGAAGTCTGTGATGTCACAGTAGCTACACGAACTGTACCAGAGATACCTGTACCTGTTACAACCATGCCAACGGTGATTGTGCCGCTGTTGCCGTCTACAGTTACGCTAGTGGATGATGAAACAGAACCATTTACATCGGCAGTGGCAGAGCCATCCTTGCCTGTAAATGTGATGATTTCGTCATTGATTGTTACTGTGCCTGAAGTTGGAAAGGCTTCGCCATCTGTCAGAATCAGTTCTGTGTCAGAAGCACCAGCCGCTACAGCCAATGTGGTAACAGATTGTTTCCAGTCTGCTGCCGTTACTTGCTGGCGAGTATAGTTAGCATCTTCACTATCTACACTAACTTCTGTTAAGTTACCATGTTCAGCATTACCTACAGCGGTAGCCAAACCAACATAAATGCTGTTGCCTGGTGAAGTAAAGGAAAGAGAGTCATTCTTGAACAGATAGTCCAAGATGCGTCTTTCCAGATATGTGGTTGCCGCGTTACTTGTTGCCATCTTACAAACTCCTAAGTTCTTGGCCTATCTGGTAAGCCCCGTCTATATGCATCACTGTTCTCTCTAGCTTCTGCCAAATCCTTCAGTCTTTGAATTTCCTGCGCGAACCTTTGTTCGTACAGTTGCATCATGTCAGCTTCACCTTTCATATAAGTATATGCTTCTACAAGTGAGCCGTAAAGAAGAGCGTTCGGGGCATTCTCGCTCAACCATGATGTTCCTGCGCCTGCGCCAGCAGTGATGCTGGCCGGGCGATAATAGTAATGTGGTTCTACCGTATATGCTTGGTCTGGGGTAGGTCCTAAAATAAAATTGTCTACGTCAAAAATAGCATAGTACTGCGGCACAGAAGTTGAACCGTAATCAATGTTGTACTGCTGGACATAGTTAACATCCTTCAGCATTAAAAATGCTTCACTGCCTGACGTTGTTATCTGCAAAGAAAACGGAGCTAAATAATCCCCCGGCACACTTAGATACGGGTCTGCCGGTGTCAGAGTGGATGTGGCGTTCTTACGAAATAGTTCTAAGTCAACAAGTGTGAAAATACGGTCTTCTGCCGAACGAATAAATATAGGCAGGTTGTTTACGAAAGATGTCTCCGTATTCTCTGCAAAATCTTGAATAGCTGTCTGTAACTGTGTGTATGTGAAAGACATGACCTATTTCCTATGGAGAAAGTGTAACGGGGCCAGCGGTCGCATTTTGACCGCCGCCTCGTGTACTTCCGGCTGTCGCGGTTCCGCTGGACGCTGTGAACGTGTACGTGTCAGCAGTGACCACAGTAATTGTATAACCCGACGCATTTTCTAAAACCGCTTTTGTAAACCCATCAAACCCATTTGTTTTACGAAATCTTACTACATCCCCGCTTGTACGTCCATGATTTCGCTCTGTTACCGTAATAACAGCAGAACCAGCAGAGCCGGACTGAAAAGGATTTGCAGTAAGAAGAACAGCGATAGCAGTTTCTGTGCGCTGATCAGGGCGGGGGTCATACAAAGCCTGTGGGTCTGCACCTGTCTTGATTGGATCTAGCTGGGGATGCTTTGCTTCGTATTCGTCAGGGCCTACCTTAGAACCGTTCCATTCCGTAACCATTTCATTAAGACGGTATCTAAAACCAGAGCGGTCTGAATATCCCCACGCCTGTTTGCCAGATGCATATCTCGCCATTAATTCACCCGCAGATATTGAATACTAGGCTGAAGCTTCAGCGGTACTCTATCTTCGTCCTCATCTGCTGCACGTTGGAACTCTTCTTCATACACAGCTTTCAGAAGCTGCACTCTGTCTGGTGCTTTCTTCATAGCAATGTAATACGCCAGACCAGCAACCATGCAGGGCAGGAAGCGGAAAGGTGCGTCTGTTGTGTTAGCTAATGTGTCCACATCTTCGATGCGGCTTACATAGTAATAGATAAGTGTGTCGGTAGAACTGTCTGGGGTGGCCCACAACGTAATCTGTGGGGCAGTTTGCCTGTTAAAGTAGTATTGGCTGGGGCGGCCTTCTGTAGCCTTGTTTGGCAGGGCTAGATACTCGCCGCGTGACATACGAGTAAGTTCGTAATCTATACCACTTCTACGCACCACAACCTCTAGCAGATCAGTATAAGCGGTAGAAAATGTATATGTAGCCGTCCCGGCGGTCAAAGGCTGTGTGCCTTGCTTTACTGTCCATAGGTTCAAACCACGGTTAGCCCAGTCAGCAAACATCAGGTTCATAGAACGACGTGCTGTTTTGGTGTCATAACCAGTGCGAACCTCAAGACCACAACGCTCAAAGGCTTCTTCGATTATCTCTGCGACATCTAAGTCAAAATTAGTTGAACCTGAAGTTGCCACTTACTTTTTCCTTCTCAAAGGTTTTACACGGCGAGGCTTGCCAGCAGGTTGGCCAAGACGTTTCTTCTGTGATATTCTACTACGTTTTTCCGCAGCCGTCATCTCTTTGGACGTTTTGGGAGTTTTGCTCGATACACGCTTGGACGGTCTGCAATAAGGAGTGCCTCTCTTCTCACCCTTTTTACGCCCACACGCCTTACCAGTGCGAAC